AGTCGGCCGCACGGGTCGCCATTTTTGCGCGAGCCTAGTTCAAAACCTACAACTCAACTTTGAAATGATAACACATTGCAAGCACACAAGGATGGTTCCCCTGGATGAACTAACACCAAACCCAAGGAATCCGAACACGCATTCCAGCGACCAACTGCAGCGCCTAGCTGCGGTGCTGAAGTGGCAGGGGTGGCGCTCGCCCATAGTGGTCAGCAAGCGCAGCGGCTTTATCGTCAAAGGGCATGGCCGCCTGGCCGCTGCTAAACTGGCCGGCTTTAACACCGCGCCGGTGGATGAACAGGACTACGAAAGCGAGGCGCAGGAATGGGCCGACCTAATAGCCGACAACCGGCTGGCCGAATTGGCAGCCTGGGATGACGCGAGCCTGGTGGAATTACTAAAGGAACTTGATGGCGCAGACGTCGACGTGGAACTTGCCGGCTATACCGGAAGCGAGCTTGATGACCTACTAGGTGAACTAAGCGAAACCGAAACAGCCGAAGATGATTTTGACGAAGAACCACCACCGGAGCCACAAACTAAACTGGGTGACCTGTATGAACTGAATAGCCACCGCGTTCATTGCGGAGACAGCACGGATTCCGAAGTGGTTGGAAAAACCCTTGCGGGCCAAAGTCCCGAATTGATGGTGACTGACCCACCTTATGGGGTGGAATATGATGCCGACTGGAGGACAAATGCTTTAAGGGATAATGCGAAGCGAGCCACAGGCATCGTTCACAATGACGATCAAGCGGATTGGGCGCCGGCATGGAAATTATTTACTGGCGCCGTGGCATATGTTTGGCACGCAGGATCAAAATCCCATATCGTTACGGAGGGATTAATGCAGTCGGGCCTGGAAATTGTGTCGCAATTAATTTGGGCAAAGAATCATTTGGTGATCAGCCGATGCAACTACCACCCGAAACACGAACCTTGCTGGTATATGGTGCGAAAAGGGGGGGAACGGCATTTCACAAAAGACCGGACACAGACAACATTATGGAAAATTGATAAACCAAGAAAGTCTGAAACCGGCCACAGCACGCAAAAGCCAATCGAGGCAATGTCGCGACCCATACGGAACCACAAAGGTAATGTTTATGACCCGTTCTTAGGATCAGGCACCACGGTAATAGCGGCTGAACAACTTGGCCGCATATGTTTCGGGCAAGAGCTTTCGCCCGCGTATTGCGACCTGATCGTGCGCCGCTGGGTGAAGTTCATGCAGGACGAGGGCAATGGCTTCACGGTTAAACTAAACGGCAAGGACATCAGTAAGGTGAAGTGGATATGCTAACGGCAGACCAGTTCCAACAGATAGAAAAAAAGAACCTTGAGAACCTGGTAAAGAAGGCCACGGCGGGTAAACCGCTGACGGCCACGGAACTGACCACGCTTGCGGAATATACCGGCGAAAGAGAGCAACAGTTTAAAACCTTCAAGGAGCTGGCCGAAGCCCTAACCGTAAGGGTCGAAACCCTGAGCCGGTGGCGCAAGGAAAAGAACGCGCCGAAGGGCAAGAGTCTGAAGGAGTGGAAAGAATTTGCCCGCCGCCGTGAAGCAATCAACAAGCAAGGCAGCGGTAAAGTGATAATCGGCGGCAAGTCTTTCACGGCCGCCGACGTCATCGACCTAAAGGCCAACCTGGTGAAGGAGCAAGGCGAAGGGCAGAACATCCGCAACCAGTTGAACACTTTGGAGCTACGGGAAAAGAGCGAGGGACTGGTGCCGATGGCAGAAGCGCATGACGCAATCAAGGCGGTGACCGAACCGCTGCGCCGGTTACTGGACGCCATGCCCAAGGCGGTGGCCGTGCGGGCGAATCCGGCCGACCCGCAACTTGCCGAAGAAGCATTGCGCGAAGGCTTGGACCAAGTTTTCAAATTGATGGAGCAAGGCAAGAATGGGAGCACTTGAAGCATACGCTTTTTCGTTCTTCAAGTACATACCGCGGCTGAACGTGGTGGATTGGGCCGAGGCCAACTTGCACCTGTCGGCCCGGATCACTGAAACGCCGGGACCATACACGACCAGGCTGCACCCATACGTTAAAGAGGTCTTGATGGCCTTCAATGATCCGAAGGTAAAACGGATCTCATTATGCTGGGGCAGTCAGACCAGTAAGACCACGACCTTTTACATTGGCCTGGCCTACGTTATTTGTCAGCAGCCAAAGCCAATTCTCTGGATTTTACCGAACGAGAAGAACGCCCGCCAATTCAGCACAGAGCGCTGGATGCCGTTCTGCGAGGAATGCGAAGCGATCCGCGCCACGCTACCAACCACGGCGAGCGGCCTGGACCGCGACCGGTTCACGATATTGCGGCAAGAGTTCGACCGTTGCACCATGCACTTGGTGGGCGGCGGCTCGCCGGCGAACGTTCGCAGTTTACCAATCGGCGTGCTGATCTTGGATGAAATCGACTGCATCGATGAAACCATCCGCCGCGAATCCATGGACCGCATAAAAGGCCGCCATGATTATTTGATCGCCCAATCCAGCACGCCGGTAAAAGAGCAGGGCGGCATCTGGCAAGAGTACCTCGAGGGCGACCGGCGGCGCTATTTCGTGCCATGCCCGCACTGCGGCGAAATGATCACGCTGGACTGGAAAGATGCAGACGGTAACTATTCGGTAAAGTTTGACGAATCCGCGAAACTGGAAGGCGAAGAAGGCGGCTGGGACTTCGCCAAGATCATGGCCACGGCAAACTACCATTGCCAGGAATGCGGCGAGGCAATCACCGACAGTCATAAGACCAAGATGCTGCGCGGCGGCGAATGGCGGGCCAGCAATCCGCGAGCCGAGCCAGGCGCCCGCAGTTATCACCTAAACAGTCTGTATTCGCCCACTCTGACTTTTGGCAGAATTATGGTGGAATGGCTACGCAGCCAGGAAACCCTTGGCAGCTTGCAGAACTTCGTGAATGGCTGGCTGGCCGAGCCATGGAAGGACAAAGCCCTGGACGCCGACCCGAAATTGATTGAGAACTTGCAGGGCGAATATGCTCGAGGCGAGCTGGTTGGTACGCACCGGATTATGGGCGTGGACGTACAGCGGGCCCACTTGGTCTACGTGGTGCTAGGCTTTTCGCCTGACGGTTTAATGCAGGTGATCGACCATGGCAACCTGCCGGCCTGGGCCGACATCGATACGGTGGTGGACACTTACGAAGTGGCCGCCGTCATCGTGGACAGTGGTTTCGGTGAGCGCACCCAGGAGACTTACGAGGCCATCTTCCACCGCCGGCAAACATGGTGGGCGGCCAAGGGCTGGGAGAAACTGCCGCAACCGCAGAGGATCAACCAACTTGATCCGTTCACCGGAACGAATAAGGCTGGCCGGTTTAAGATCAGGCTACTGAATATCGACGTGACGGTGTGGCAAGGCGAACTGGCCCAGCGGCGTGCCGGCAAGATAGAGGGCTTCGAAGTCTACAAGGACGTGGACGCCGAGTTCGTGCGCCAGTTCTTCGCTAAATACCAGGTGGAGGAAACCGATAAGCGTGGCCGCAAGAAAGTGATTTGGAAAGTGCGGCGTCACCGTGATGATCACTATTGGGACTGCTGCACTTACGCCCTGTGCCTTTCAAAGATCATGGGCTTCGGCCAAGTCAAGGAAGTGGTCGAGGAAAAGCCACCCAAGCCGCCGCCGGTGAAACCGCCGCCGAAATCCTTCTGGGCTTGACCATCGCGCCATTGTTGATGGCGAAGCAATGGACCGAGATCAACACTAAGAACTTTAACGCCATGATGGGCGAGCTTGGCCGGATTGATGGCTTGGACTTCGAGAAAACCATTCGCAATCAAGCCGGCATCATTTTGGCCAAGGTGATCAGTAAAACAAAACTTGCGAGCAAGGCCAAAATTCGGGCAAGCGCGAACAAGCACGTTGATGCCAAAGGGGTGAAGGCGGGAGGCTGGACACTGACCACGAACACCGGCAAGCGCGGCAATAAGGGCGTGCAGTGGTTTGGCAGTCCTGACCGCAAGTTTTCGCTAGTGCGAACCGGCCCGCAGGGGCGAACCGCCAACACTTATGCGGCCAGCAAGGTTTTCGGAAAAAAAACCAAACCTTTCAAGCGCAAGCGACTTCCAACCGAGCGGGCCGGTTTGCTGAAGCAAGCGAGGGCAGAGGTCAGGGCCAAAAAGAAAAGAATTTATTCAAAGCGCATACTGCGCCGAGGGTTGGCCATTGCGTCATGGATAAAGCTTGCCCGCGACGTCAAGGCGCCACTGGGCACGGTTAGCGGCGCGAAGCTTTCGGCCGGCAATGCGGCCCTGGCTAATGCGCCACCGAGTTTTCTACGATCCGTAAAAGCGTTGGCCGGCGGCGCTGGCCCCATTTTCAGCATCAATCTTTCATCCCGCGCTCAAGCCGCCCTGAATGAATCAGTGGGGGGTGTGGCCAAGTTTAAATATGTGATGAACGCCCAGGCGAAGGGCTTTGCCACCGCCATGCGTTACGCGAAGGGCAACAAGGTAAAGCAAATGATTGCAGCCAAGCGTTTCGGGGCCGTGGTGAAGGTGACTTGACGAATGGCCATTATTAATGGCAGCCATTCCACAAGCCACGCTTGAAACGATTCGCGACAACCTGCTGACGGCCTACACGACCTTAAGCACCAACAACGTTTCGAGCTATTCAATAGGTGACCGAAGCTTTACCTACCAAGATCGGGGCGAGCTACTTTCTGAAATCATGCGCCTGGACAAATTGATTGCCCGGCGCGATACGACCACGGCCACGGTGCGCGGCTACAATCGGCCCGACCTCAGTCTGTTCCGGGTCAACGAGCAATGACCTTTTTCCAACGAGCCAAGGCGGCTGGGCAGTTCCTCTTTGGGAACGCTTACGCCGGGATTAGAAACACGACCAGGCGAGCGCATCGCTACACCCGCAACCTGGGGCCGGAGCATCGCGAGTTTGACACCGGCGACCGCGAGAAAATGTCAAGCGTCATGCTTGACCTGCGCCGAAACAACCCGACCGTCAAAGCCATAAGCCGCTTACGCCGCGCCGACGTGGTAGGGCCGGGCATCCGACCGCAAGCGGCCACCGGGAACGAAGACCTTGACCGGCGTTTAGAGGAACTTTGGGAAACATACAGCATGGCGCCGGAAGTCACCGGCACCATGACGGTGCCCGAAATACAAAAGCAGGTTGCCGAGTTTCCACTGTGGTATGGTGACGGCGGGCTGATGATGACCCGCAACGGCCAGGTGCAGGTGATCGAGGGGTTACGGATCGGAGAGCCTGGCAACACTTACGGCATCACCGCGCCGACCGAAGCCAACCGAGTGCAGGGCGTGGAATACGCCAAGGCCGGGCGCCCGATTGCGTACCATATCGGCACCCGTGAAGACGGCACACTTAAGGACGTG